AGTATATATATATATTTTATTCATATTCTACTTTAGAAGTAATAACTCCCAAATTTTCAAAACACACAATATACTGAACTAATAATAGCTCAGTATTTTGGAACATTTCGAGAACACTTTTGTCCAATTAGTTATAACTCAAGATTAGAACTCTCGAATTGCACCAACTGGTATAAGCGGGCTAATATATGCCACTACCCTTGATTGTAACACACGTTTGATCAGGGAAAACGCCGCGCGCGGATGTGATGCGGCCACACTGGTCAACATAAGTAGCTAAAAAGAGCACCTTATGCTGCTGCTGGGCAATCTCCATCGCCAACCGGACAAATTCGAATTCGTCCACAATCCTCCCCCGCCGCCCGAGCACGCCCTGCAGCATTCGCACTAACTCAGCTTTCACCCCAACGAACTCCGATTTCAACTGCGCCCGGCACGGAATTTTCCGCCGCTTGACATCGTCCAGCGCCAGCACCTTGCACGGATTGTCCGGCGCAGCTCGGCGGTCACGCTCCACCAAAATCGCAATCCGGTTGTCCCACTGGACCTGTTGGGCATCGAGAATATGGTCCGGCCACGGGTAGGGTGCCTTGTTGCGTGGGCGTGCGGACAGAGTGGGCATTGGGTGGCCCTCCTTTAAGCGCCATCTCCTGGCGAATTTTCCAGGGTCGCGCCTTAATTAGGATTAAGAACAGCGGCAAGAAAATGCGCCAGGAGATGGCGCCCTATAGCAAACGCGGACGCGGAGACGCCCCGCCACCGGGAAGGATGGCAGGGATAGACGCTCCCGCCCCAGCACAGCTGGGCAGGCTTTGGCAATAGGGCAGGGTGCGAGGCCCTGCCCTATAACCAAGGCTGGTTAGGCCGCTTGCTGTTGCGGCACCTCCAACATAGCGATACGGGCCTTAATCGCGTCCTGCGTTGCATCCTGCAACAGCATCAGCATCTCGTCAGGGACAAGGAACTCGCCATTCTCGCCCACCGCGTTCAACCTTTGCATGATATCATCGACGATATCAGCAAGTTCCGCCGGCCGTTCCGGCTGGGGTTCACCTTGGGGCGCTTCCTGCGGCCCCGTCGTACCCGTTTCCGGTTTCTTATCGCGCGGCGCCGCTTTCGCGTCCGGACCCTTTGCTTTGATATTCGACACGGTGCCAAAGTAAGCGACGAAAGCAACCATGTTGGCGTCAAGCCATGCGTCAAGCTCCTGCGCTTGATCGATCGCGCCCCATTTCCAGTTCAGTTCATTCGCGGCGGCGAAGCAACGTGAGGCATAGTTCTTGGCCGTGGCAACGTGCCGATCCAGAACCTTGTTTCCCGCTCCCGCAAGAGCCTGTCCGAAGCCGGTTTCGAGCAACCCGCGAACCGCTTTGCTTTCGTCCGGCTTAATCTGAATTAAGACCGCGCCGGCCAGGATACCGCGCAAGCTGGACGTATTGCCCGAAGCAACAGCCATGGCAGCATGGGAAACCATGCTTGCGTCCGTCATTGTACCAATCGTTTTTGCAGTCATGATCACATACTCCAAAAGGTTGAAAACTAAGCCTTAATTCAGAATTAAGCCGGCGCTTTTCCTAAGACGCACCTATAGCGTGGTGCGCCTAGCGCGGGTGAATGAAGGCCGTAGTTCTCCTGTTGCGGGAACCGTCCCTGCCTGCGTCGAGTGCGTCATGCACCCGCACACACACACTACCCGTCCGGGTGGGGCAGTGAAGTATAATATGATCAGGAAGGGTACCATGTTTTTCAATGACTTAGCAGGTGTTTGGGACGTGAGGATCCCACATTTACTCCCAGGAAATTTTTTGAATTTCAGAAGAATCATAATGATTCATAGTAACAGCCACTGCGGCTGAAGTAATGCTTCGAGCGTGAGCCTCGGGATTACGTCACTGACAAATCACACGACCCGAGGACAAAGAAAGGGCCGGTGTCACCACACCGGCCCATCTAACCCGAGGACAGTCCCATGAAATATCTCCTGCCCGCCCTCATGCTCCTGGCCCTCGCCGCGTGTGGCAGCGACACCCATCCGGTCCAGCCGATTCTGAACAGCTATCAGGCCGACGACGGCAACGTCTATCCGTGTCCGAATCCTGCTGCGTGTCCTGACCCGGGCTCGCCGGCCCCGACCGATGGCCAGTAAGCCAGCCACCAAAGTCTTCGTGCGCCGGTCGCCCAAGCGGCGACCGGGCAGCACGTCGAAGCCCCGGGGCATGAAGAGTTCAGCGTTCGGTGGGAAGCATCCAAGATGAGCTACAGCATTGGGGCAACCCGCGCCACCAAAGCAGAAGTTGAAGTGGCTATCCGTGACGAGCTGGCGAAAGTGCCGACACAGCAACCGGTTCATGAAGCCGACATCGATCAAGCCTTCGATGCTACGAAGTCTCTGCTCGACCTGATGGACGATGATCCGGCTCGCGATATCTACTGCTCGGTATCCGGTTCCATCTGGAAGACGGAGACTGGCGTCGAGCAGCTCAGCCTAAACATCAGCATTCGCCGCGAGCGGCGATGAAACTCAAGATCATCCGAGAGGGCAAAGTCCTCGCCTACTGGTGCCAGGGCTGCAACCACACCCACGCCATCCCAATCGACGGCTCACGCGGCTGGAGCTGGAACGCCGAGACGCAGACGTTGCTGCCGAGCGTAAAGACGTCCTGGCCGGCGACCGAGAAGCGGCCTGAGCGCACCATCTGCCACCACTGGCTGAAGAACGGCAAGCTCGAGTTCCTCAACGACAGTGGCGGACACGAGCTTCGGGGACTGCACGAGTTGCAGGACATCCCTGATGATTATGGTGGGCTGGACTAAGACTTATCCATTAGCATCCACTTATAAAGTGGTTGCCATTCATCCCACCAGAATTCTACCGACCCCTCGCGACCACAGCTATGACGTTCTCGTAAGCGGCTTCCTCCGCGCCGTTCCCGAGCGGCTTCATAACTTTCTTGAAGCCCTTCTCGGCGCCGAGTTCTCTCATTCTCGTTTGAAACGTCTTCAATATAACAGGCCTTGCACCCCCCTGACCGATGCAAAAACCTGAGTAGTGATCGTACAGTTGGGTTTCGGAGGTGTGGGAGCCATTCTTCGACCCAGCGGCCTTCGCCGCTTGACCAAAAGGGTCGATTGATATTCCCGCACTGCTCTCGATCCAGAACCGAACGCTGTCGTTCATCTGGGCCACATCCTTGATCCATCGCTCATGACTGGGCGGCAAGGTGTAGTCGTTGTTCTTGAGCAGCCGTGTGATGCCTTCGACCGCCCACGCGACGATCTGTTCACGCTCCTCGGCGATAAGCTGGTTGGCGAGATCGGCAACTCGCTCCTCCTTCTTGACCGGGTGCTCGAAGCCGAGGATGAGCCAGCGGCGGTTGAAGCCAGCACTGGTGTCGTTCGACTTCGGCAAGTGGTTCGAGGCGAACCAATGCATCGCGCTCGGCCGGAACTCGAACAGTGGCTTGCCCTTTTCCTGAGCCGTGATCACCGAGCCGTCGACAATCTGCTTGAAGATGTCGCCGTCGATCTTGTTCTTCTCCGACAACTCGCCGGCGATGTTCAACAGTTTGCCGTCGAGCTGGGCCGGGGAGAAGGTCAAGGCCCAGGTCTCAGGCTTCAGAGCCGATCGCACACCGGAAGGCAGCAAGCCGTCGATGAGGTTCAGGATCTGGGTCTTGCCGGTTGCAGCGAGGCCGAACAGCAGCGCCACGCGGGCGTAGCGGGTTCCGACACCGAACAGCGTAGCGGCCATCAGCTCCTGCAACGCCATCTTCTTCTCGGCGATGTCCTCGTCGGGACCGGCATCGGTGCCGGTCCAACTGCGATCGAGGAAAGCCTGGAAGCGCTTCGCTTCGTTCGCCTTCCCGGGAATGTAGCGATATGGCATCGTGTAAGTGCAACCGAAGGACGGGTCGTGTGGTAACAGTCGCAGGTCCTCGGTCAGATAGCCGTTGGCGAAGTTGATCCCAGGCCGGGAGTCGGTCTTGAGCGCTTGGCCACACAGTGACTGCATGACTTTCAGGATGCCTGAGTGGTCCGAGCGCCGCTTGGCCGCTGGCATCGAGCCGAACTTCTCGGCGATGACGCGCAGCACCTCTTCTTCCTCGCGGCGCTCCCAGTTCGAGCCCGCCCACTGCCAGAGCTTCTGGTTGTGGAAGCGCACTTCACCGTAGGTGTTGATCTCACCGAGTACAGCCTGGGCGATCTCGGTGTGATCCATGCCCTTTATCTCACCCTGCGTCATCTCCTTGAGACGGTGGTTGAGAGCCCCGATCGTGATCTGTTTACCAGACGACTCCCAAATATATTTGAGCAGGGTGCCGATCTCGATGCCTCCGAGAGACGCGGAGCGTGCGATGCGTTCGAGGACGTAGTTCACGACCTCAATGAACTGCTGCGAGCCCCGGGTATGCTTCGGGAACTCGGCGGTCATGTAGTTCATGAGCTGCTGGAAGGACCACTCTTCGTGTTCCTCGGTGAAGTCAAGCCCATATTTCTTCTTGGTCTCGTCGTCGAGACCTTCGTCCCAATTCTTCGGCAGGACCTTGTTGCGCTCCAGCACGTCGCGGGTGAGGAAGCCAACAACACTGGATATGCCCTTGTTGATGTCGAGGTCATCGCTCGCAACTTTCTCGACACAGGTCTCGTGCCACACACCCATGCGCTGGATGGCTTCGAGCAACGTCAGCTCACCACGGCTCACGCCGGCTGCATAGAAGCCAGCTACTCGGATCATCTGGTTATCGCGAGAGCCGAGCGAGACGAAGTCAGTAACCCGGGTCCAACCCGAATGGGACAGCTCGAGGCCGGAAGCGATCAGCGCTTGGCGCAGTAAGTTCTCAAGCTCACGCGGAACGTGGGGCAGATCGTCGAGGAGATCGAGCAGGTCGGCATTGGCGACGTAGGGGCGCTTCGTCGTCGGGTGGATCGAGGGTGGCAGCACGACCTGGGTGCGCGTCGACAGCAACTCGACGATCGTCTGGGACTCGTCACCCTGCTTCTGGGCGTGCTTGATGCGGAAGGTCTTGATCGGCGTGCCGTCGAACGGCTGCTTGTAGGCGAGCACCATACCCTTGGCACCAACACGCTGCCACGGTGACATGGTCGGTCGCAGGACATCGAGGATCGTCTTCTTGATCGTCTCATCGCTGGTGTCGATGTCGAGCATGCACAGGCCCGATTGTGGGCCGAGCACGAGACCGATGTTTGAATAGGGATAGGAGCGGAGCCACACATCCTGCTCAGCCGGTGTCGGCATGCGCTCGGCATAATATTGCCAACCATGCAGGTCACCGACTGGCATCTTGTCGCCCTGCCGCAGCGGGATGGCAGGTAGACCCTTGGCCCAATAGGCGGGTGCGTGTTCAGAGAAGATCTTTTCAGCCATTCGGGGTCTCCTCGACCGCTGCACGCAGTCGATCCATCACACGGGTACGAAGGTCGGGAGGCAGTTCGCTGTCGAAGATGTCGAGCACGAGCTGCTGGAACTCGTGAACACGCTTCAAACCCACCGCTCGCTCATTGATCAAGACGACTTTTTCGAGCAGAGCGGTCGTTGTCCGGAACCAGGACATGCGCTCAGCGACGTCTTCTTTACCGATTAGATCGCCAAAACCCCGGATTTCTTCATACAATTTGGCCGCTGCGTTCTCCAAAAAGGCCCATTTGTCGGCATTTTCGCCGAAAAACGTGCTTTTTTCGCGGATTTCTGTGGTTTCTGGGCGGTTTTCACCGAAAATCCGCAGAAAACTACACAATTCAGGGGAATAGGGGCAATCGGGAGCGTCGAGGTAGGCAGGATCGATGATTAGCTGGGCTTGGATGATCCGCAGGGGCGTCAAGGCCTTCGGATCAATCGCCGGGTACTCGGACATGCTCAACCGGGGGAATTTGTTGCTGATAATGAAGTCTTATCGGTGCTCTAGTCAGTTTACGAGGAGAATTTCATTCTAACGTAACTTAAAACTCAGCATTTTTTGCTTCGTAGGCAAGTAACGTGTACTTGTTTTACATGGCAAACCCCTTCACCGCCGGCCTGCTCAGTCGTCTTGAGAATCGTTACTCGGTCGATCGTCTTGATATGACGACGTCGCAGTGGATCGAGACGAACACAAAGCTGCGTAAGAAGCCCTTCAGCTTTGCCGAGTACGCGTTCCAGCGTGCGATCGTCGACGATCTCCACGACAGACTGAGTGTCATCAAGGTTTCACAGGTCGGTCTGACTGAGGTGCAGATCCGGAAGATGCTCGCGATGCTCGTGCGCAACAACGGTACGAAGGGCATCTTCACGCTGCCAAACGAGAAGATGTTCAAGCGCATCTCGAAGTCGCGCATCCAACCAACATACGAGAGCAGTGAAGTTTTTAATCCGGAGGGCTCGAAGGATTGGACGCGGTCGATGGACCTGATCCAGTTCGATCAGTCGTTCCTCTATGTGACCGGTGCCACCGAAGGTGACGCCACGTCGATCGACGCTGACTTCCTCTTCAACGATGAGGTCGATCTGACGAACAAGGACATGCTGGCCTTGTTCCTATCACGTATGCAGAACTCGAAGTGGCGCATCAATCAGCGCTTCAGCACTCCCACGCACGTCGGCTACGGCATCGATCAGGACTACGGTGGCTCCGATCAGCACGAGTATCTGTGCCGCTGCCACAGCTGCCGCTACTGGGACAATATCCCCGACTTCACACTCGACTATGTGACGATCCCGGGGCTCCCGGATCACGTCAGCGATCTCTCGGAGATCGACGTGAAGATGATCGGACAGCTGAATATCCGTGAGGCCTACATCAAATGCACCCGTTGTGGTGCTCCGCTCGATCTTGACAGCGTCGACGACCGGCAATGGGTGCCGCGTTTTCCCGACCGGAGCGATGTGTCGCGAGGCTATTACGTTCGTCCATTCGTCACGACCCGTCTCGACGTTGCCTACATCGTCAAGCAGCTGCTGGAGTACAAGAAAAAAGACTTCATGCGCGGCTGGTACAACACCGTGCTGGGCAAGGCCTACACGGATGGCAATGCTCGACTGATGATCCCCGACATCGAGGCCAACTACCAGCAGCCAAGTCCGATCACAGTCCAATCTTTTGATCCGTGCTACATCGGTATCGACGTCGGCATCATCTGTCACGTCACCATCGCCAAAGAGATGGAGGACGGCCCCGTCGTTTGTCAGATGCTGACGGTGCCGGCGGATCAGATCGTCGAATGGATCAAAGAGTTTTGCTCGACGCACAACGTCGTCGCTGGTGCGATGGATCGTCATCCGTTCACACCGACAGCGAACGCGGTCTTTGCCGCCTCCGAAGGGAAGATCTTCCCGGTCGAATATCGGGGCTCCCGCGAAATCAACCCGGTCAAGAACGCTGTGGGGGAGACGACACACTTCCAAGCCAATCGAACGCTGCTGCTTGATGGTGTCGTGAAACTGGTCAGGGCTCATGCACTGCCGATGGCCGGCTACGGTGAATACAAGCACATCGTGACCGAGCATCTACGCGACATGGTGCGTGATGAGCAACCCGAGAAGGAAGCGATCTGGGTCAAGCTCAATGGCAACGACCATTACTTCCATGCTCTCGGCTTCTTGATTTTCTCACGGAAGATTCCCGAGGTGCTCGAGTTCATCAGTGATGCAGAAACACGCGAAATGATGAGCATCATTGGTATTGACGTGAAGCAGCCTCAAGATGTTTTGTCTGGGACTAGTAAAAGAGCCCCCGGGTTTAGGAGATTTGCGTGATGAAGCCCGTGGATGGTGACTAATGGCTGGTAAAATCTCCGGTGCTCTGAATAGCCTGCTGACTGTTGTCCTTGCTCGATCGCCGAAGAAGGGTGGACTTGCGCTCACCGGTACGTGGACGCCCTCCGCTGCGTCGGCCGTTCTTCCTGTCCCTCAGTTCCAGGACTTCCTACAGGACCTGTTCACTAGCCGGCAGGCGACCGATAGCCGGGCGCTGATCCAACTCCTGGCAAAGAACGATCCCGATGTGTCGGCGACGTTCAACGCATACATGACGACGGCAAACACCGACATGGTTGCGTTCGCCAAGCAGCTAGACGGCACGATCGATCCCGATGCAACCCAACAGCTCAACCAGATTATCCTGCTGTTGACGCGTCAGTGGGACTACACGCAGGGTTTTCAGCTTCGTCGGTCTATTGCCAGCATCTCGACCGAGATGCGGTACATGGTCATGATGCGTGGGTGTATCGCGGCTGAGCTTGTCTTCGACAAGAACCTTGCGCCGTCCGACATCCGTCTTGCCGAACCGATGAACCTTTTTTGGTGGGAAAAAACACCGGGTGCCTATAAGCCCGAACTGCGTCAAGTCGGTTCGATCATCGAACTCGACATCCCGTCGTTCTTCGTTTCGTTTCACCATCGCGATCCGACCACGATCTACTCGGATTCCAGCTTTGTAGCCGCGATCAACACGATCGCGGCTCGCCAGGAAGTGGTGAACGACCTTTATAGAATCCTCCGCGTCACTGGTTTCCCTCGACTTGATGTGAAGATCGTCGAAGAGATTCTACGCAAGAATGCTCCACCAAATATTCGGCAGAATGCCGAACAGATGAAGAGCTGGGTCATTGCACGGATGGCTGAGATGGCTCAGTCAGTGTCGTCTCTTCGCCCTGATCAAGCATTCGTGCATCCGGACAGTGTCGAGATCAGCACGGTCAACGACAAGACGCCGGGTGCCTCGATCGATATTTCGCCAATGATCGACGTCTTAAACGGCCAAAATCAAGCGGCCTTGAAAATCATGGCGACGATCATCGGCCGTGGTGAGAGTGGAGTAAACACAGCGTCGGTCGAGAGCAGAATTTTCAGTATGAACGCCGACGAACTCAACAGACCTGTTGCTGAAGTCTGGTCAAACATCTTCACGTTGGCACTTCGTATGCAAGGTTTCACTGGCTACGTCGAAGTGAGCTTCAAGCCGGCTGAGCTTCGTCCTGCAAGCGAGCTAGAACCTCATCTCTCGATCCGCTCGGCACGTCTCAAGCAGGATCTTTCACTCGGCCTCATCAGCGACGAGGAATATCACCTGTGGCTTTACAACCGGCTTCCGCCGCCGGGCACACCACAACTCTCTGGAACGCAATTCATGCAACCAGAGACAACATCAGGTGCCCCTGACGCCAATGCTGGGACAGCGCCAAGTGCAGGTGGTGACAGTCTCGCTCGTAGCGCAACGTCTCCTGGTGCGAAGCAAGCAACCTCCAAAGCGAACAAGACGGGTCCCAGTGCAGCTAAAAAGTAGAGTGGAAGCAAACGAAAATCGGCGTAAGTCAAACAAGTGGGTGGCCTGATGGCTCAGAAGCGTGTAGTCCCAGCAGACACTGTGCCGATGTCGGAAGATCAGACAAAGATCACTGATCCGTTGTCTGCACCTGAATGTATTGCTGAGATCCGTCGTATTGCTGAGGCTTTCCCTGATAAAGCTTTAAGCAGAAACTTTTTCCGTGTTCATGCACGGATTGCTGAAAGTGTCTGGTCACGTCACTTCGGAACGTGGCAGGAAGCGAAGCGCCAAGCTGGTGTGTTGCTCACACGTCATCAACACCGCATGGAACTCGACGTTGCGAAGCATGCAAGTGTTGATAGCTTCCGTCAGATGAACATCGACAAGTCCGGTTGGGAGGATAAATACCTTCGTCCCAACAAAGCTCGCTTCCAGACGATGCTTATTGGAAGCGACATCCACGATAAGGATTGTGACCTTCTATGGAGACGTACGTTTTTAGATACGGCAAAACGTGTGCAACCGGAGAAGATAATTCTCAACGGTGACGTGTATGACGCTCCTGAATTCGGCAAGTATCCAGTTGACCCCCGGGAATGGGACGTTGTTGGTCGGATAAAATGGGTTCACCAGTTTCTCGCCGACCTCCGCAAGGTTGCCCCTAACGCTGAGATTACATTGGTCGCTGGAAACCATGAGGACCGTCTGCTGCGACACCTCGCTGAGGCCTCGCCAGCTATGCGTGCGGTTCTCTCTGACCTGCATGGCTTCACGGTTTCGAAACTCCTGGGCCTCGAGGCTTATGAGGTTAACTTTATCTCGAGAAACGATTTGGCGACATTCACAGTTGCCGATGCGAAGAAAGAAGTCGCCAAAAACTACACGATTTCCTATGACGCTGTCCTCTGCCATCACTTCCCTTTTGGCCGTGACATGGGCTATCCAGGCGGCAACGGTCATGATCACAAACATATCGTGTGGCCGGGGTACTCACCAGCGTTTGGGCCATTCGAATGGCATCAACTTGGTTGCGGCCACAAGCGGGCGGCGAGCTACACGGCTGGTGAGAAATGGGCTCTCGGCTTCATGTTGGCACACGTCGATCGCCTCAGTCGTCGCACACAGTTCGAATACATTGATGTGCAGGATCACGTCGTCATCGGTGGTAAATGGTACGAACGCACTCAAGAAGAGTTCGTGCATCTTTCGTAACCAATAAAACTCATAGCGAGACAACTACCGTTAGAGGTTTCTTCGACAACGAGGAAGCCTCTGATAGGAGTTGTCTAAATGCGTTTCGTCTTTGCCCTTATTGCAGCGTTGCTGGCATTCGCATCGAACGCACAAGCTGATCACTTCTTGGGTGGCATAGTTGGTCTCGCGACTACGCCCGAGGCGACGTTCACGATGCCAACCACTGGCATTGCACATGCCACCGGCTCGATCCTCTGCCACGAGAGCACGGCACCCTGCAGCGACATTCAATGGCAGGTGTCCCCGGTCAGCAACGGTGTCTATCGCACCACCGCGATCGTTCTGACGAAGAACAACACCACGACCACCAACGCAGCTTTCCGTCTGTGGTTCTACAACGCGGCGCTAACCTTGACTGGGATCAAGGACGGTGACGCCTATTCCCCCAAGCTTGCTGATCATGCGACGCGCAAGGGTTACGTCGACTGCAACCTCGCGATCCAAAACGTCGACAACGTCAGCTTCTACTGCACGCCCCCAAATGGCAGCTTCATCGACCTGCAGGCCGACACGACTGGCAAGGTGCACGGTTGGATGCAGAACAACTCTGGTGGATCCTACACCGCTGCAAACAGCGAGATTTGGTACCTCGACCTGATTGGTCAACCTATGTCTGGCTCGGCGGTGCAGTAAATGAAGCGTCTTCTAGCGCTCCTTTGGATTGCCGTTTGCTCGGTACTGCCAGCGTATGCTGATGACCTTCCGGTGCTCAGCCTTGCGCAACCGAAGCCCGCGATCTCTTGCCCGTTCTCTTCGTGGGACGCTACGCAGCCGTTCCCGACGGCGCTCTGCCCGTTCGGTGCGCCGGGTAGCGCCACATCCGTCAACACCTCGCCGTCGACCGAGTTCGACAAGTTCGGCAACCTCGTCTACGCGCCGAACAATCAGATCCGCAATTCGACGATGCAAGGGGCTAGTGCGGGCAACGCGCCGAGCCGATGGAATGGCTTTTCCACGGGCAACGGAATCACTGTCGCGGTGACCGGCACGGAAGTGATCAACGGCATCACTTATGTCGACGGTTCGATCACAGGTACTGCGACGGCGAGCGGCAACATCAGCGTTACCGCCGAGAACACGACATCGATTCCGGCCGCCCCTGGCCAGACGTGGACAGAATCCGAGAGCGTCGCCGCGACCAATAACGGTGCCGCGACTTTTGGAACGATAGGCTTGCAGATCAACGAGGCAAATAGCAGCGGGACGTTTCTTCAGGCACATTTCAAGACGATCTCGCCGACGGCCACACCACAACCATTTTCTGGCAGCTTCGTGCTGGTTAATGCCTCGGTGGCGTTTGCGCAGCCGGTCGCTTTCGTCGCCAGCTACACGTCCGGCCAGACCTATAGCTATTCGTTCAAGCTTGGCGCCCCCCAACTCGAAATCCAAACCCCGGCTCAGAACGGCACGCCGTCACCATACTACGCGACGGGCGTCGCTCCCTATTTCGGCCCGCGCATCACCTTCGATCCGGCGACGCCGAACCTCGGCATCGCGCAGAATTATTTCCACAACAGCGCGATGGTCGGCGCGAGCGCGGGGACGCCTGGGATTTTTCCCACGACTTGGGGGTTTCAGGGCAGCACGCCTGCGACGCTTAACTTAGCGAGCCAAGTCGTTGCGACCGGAATCGATGCAACGACCGGATACCACTACATAGACTATCGACTGTTCGGAACGCCGAATTTGACCACCGGCGCCGGGTTGTACTTTGACTCAAACACCAGCATTAGCGCCGCGACCGGTCAAACGTGGTCCTCGACCGTATTTCTGTCTTTGGTCGGCGGCTCGCTAACAAACGTCGTTGCCGTGAATGGGAATGTTCATGGGCGAAATAGCGCAGGAGGAGGAGCGGAAAGCTCAAGCACGCCCATTGCTTTGACAAGCAAGCCAACACCGGTCACGGCGATAAGGACGATGAACAACAGCGCAACCGCTTTTGCCTCGGGCGGATTCGCAATCAATCTCACCAACGGTCAGCCGATCGACATCACAATTCGCATCGAGGCGCCTCAACTCTCGCTTGGCGGCGTCGCGCCCTATGTCGCGACCACCGGCACGGCCATCCCGGCGACGTTCACCGCGCTCGGGTATCTGCCGGAGCAGCCAGAAACCGAGGGAATCCGCAACAACACGATGCAAGGCGCCGTGGCGGAAACGCCCGGCACGAGCCCGACCGATTGGTCGGGTGCATGGACCTTGGCGACGGGTCTCTCGCAGACCGTCGTTGGGACGGGGACCGAGAACGGAATTCCTTACATCGACTTCCGAATTTTCGGGACAGCGACGGCGACAACCCCAGGCCAAATCGGATTTGAGGGCACGCAAGTCATCGCTGCCGTTAACGGGCAGGTGTGGACGCAGGCGATTTATGCCCGTCTCATCGCGGGGAGTTTTGCAAATATCAGCGGTCTTCGCCTTGTCGTCTCGCAACGCGCAAGTGACGGAACTGTGCTGACGGAGTTGCAGGCGACAACTCTCTCGCCGACGGGCGCTCCTCTCAATACACAACGCAAGTCGGGCACGGTCACGTTGAACACCTCTCTGGTCGCATTTGTTGAGCCCAAGATGTTCTTCACGCAGGCTCTAGGAGCGGTCGACTTCACGCTGCGCATCGGCGAGCCGTCGCTCGCGCAGACTCCAACGCTGTTGTCGAACATCTTGACCTATGGCGCGACGACAACGCGCAACGCCGATTTGATGAGCATGGCCCTTCCGGCGTGTCTCAAAAATCCGGCTTACGCTGGCTTAGTGTTGAATGGTGCGACCGCATCTGGAATCGGCACGGCGGTTAATCAGTGGGCGCTGATCCTGTCCGACGGCACAGTGAACAACCGGTTTGGGTTTTATCGTTCTGCCACCAGCGGCAATCTCAATGTGTTGGTGGAAAATGGCGGATCTGTGGTCGTTAATAACGTGCTTTATGCTGCTGCGCCAGCCAATACAAATTTCGCTGAGTTTCTATCGGCCCGCACGGGACGATTTTCTGCTCAGGCTATCGGCCATACAGCCTTCTTGCAGAATTCGGGAGCAACGCCGAATGGGCTGACGACACTAAACGTCGGCACCGATTTTGTTGGCGCGACGCAATTCGATGGTACGATTGCTGGCTTCCGGATGTATTGCGCCCCGGCCGCGAACGACAACTTTCTGTTCCAGAAAGCGAGCGGCCAATGAGCGGTCGCGCCTGGATCAACGCGCTCGCGCTCTCGATCCCGCTCTGGGCGGCGATCATCTTCGCGCTCGCCGGCTGCGGCGATCGTGCGACCGACGCGCCGGCTTTGCCGGGCGTCGTCGACAATGTCCGCTTCACCACGCCGGACGAACAGCGCCAGCTTTGTCATCGCAACTCGCGGTGGTCGCAGGCCTGCATGCTCTCGGCCACGGGCCAGATCGTCATGCCGCTGCCGCAATACTTTCCGAACGAAGAATACGCGCGGCTGTGGCTGTGGGAGCTGGCCCATCGCCAGCAGCATTGGCCCGATCCGCCGGCGATCGCGGCACAGTTGCGCGCGGACGACGCGAAAGGGACGCCATGACGATCAACCTCAGCTTCGTCCCGTTCCGCATCGATCCGGCCGCCGATGAGGCTACGGCGGGTACCGCGTTCCTTACCGGCTTCAATGCGTTCCTCGCGGCGAACGGCTATCCGGTGCTTCCCGTCGTCGGTGATCCGATCATTCTCGATGTCACGCGGATGGATTTCGACGGGCCGTTCCTACTGGCGAACGGTTTCTGGCACGTCAACGCTTCGGTGGCGACGCTCTCCAATGCCGACCCGACCACCGCCTTCGCCATGCAGGCTGTGCTTGCCGCGCAGATTGATGCGTGGTTCGGTGCCGATCAAACCGAATACCCGGTCTGCCCCGATCTCGCCGCCTATACCAGCCCGCTCGATCCGCACCAGCAATGGCCGAGCGATCGGGTAAACGGCGTCGTGCTGCTCGATCCCCCGCCCGAGAGCCGCCAGCGGCGTTGATGCATCTACAATCATAAAGCATCACTATTTCTTTTTGACCACAGACGATTACTCAAGGTACTAGTTCATCACTGTAACCCTTGAGTAATTACCCCGTGGCAAAGCAGGTTCAAAAGGCACCCGATATCCTCGCGCAGATGACGAAAGTCCTCGGCGACGGTGTGGATGTTGCGAGCCTCCCAGTTTGGGAGGCTGTTGCCGCGAACACTCTTCCGCTCCGCAAGCGCGGCTCGATCTACAACAAAGCGCAGATCCAGCAGTCATCCATGTCGGCGCTCGCCGATGCGATCAATGCGGGCGGTGCTCCACTGCAGGTCATGCACGACGGCAGCACGCTGCCGATCGGTAAGGCGTTCATGGCACAGGTGGCGGGCTCTGAAGACATGCCCGAGCTTCGTGCACTGTTCTACGTCGACCCGACGAACGCGGCACATGTCAGCCAGCTCGACAATTCGACGATCGACGAAGTGAGCCTCGGCTTCCTCGCCGCGCACGCGCTCTGCAGCGAGTGTGGCTGGGACTATTTCGGTGACGATGCGACGATCATGAACTTCTTGGACCGCATGTGCGCCAATGAGCATGCGCTTGGCCAAGACGGTGTGCATCTGAACCTGTCTGGCCTCGATCGGCTCTACGAGCTGTCGCTCGTCAATACGGGTGCTGTCCAAAACGCCAAAATTCTATCCCGTAGCAAACAAGTGATGGGCGACGCCGGCACCGTCGGTCAGCGTCTTGCTGCTTCCGGCCTCGATCTCAACGTAGCGATCTGCTGCGCCTCAGCGAAGCTCACCAAAGAACCCGATCCCCGAGCCCTTGCGGCCAGTTCCCAGGAGAAATCGAATATGCCCGAAATCAACATCACCGAGCTGGTTACCAAGCTCGCGACCGCTGAGGCGGGCGTGCAGCTGAAGGACGCCAAGGTCACCGAGCTGACCGGTCAGGTGACCGCGCTCACGGCGCAGGTTGCCGAGCTGACCGCGAAGGTCGCGGCGCTCCCGAAGGATACCGCCGAGGTTCAGACGAAGCTCGATGCGGCGGTCAAGCAGAGCGACGTGGCTCTCGCGTTTCTGCGTGATCAGGCAACCAAGGCCGCGACTGCGGTTGGTGGTGATGTCTCGAAAATCGCCACGCTCTCGGTCGAGGATCTCAGCAAGATCATCACCGACGCACAGGCGAAGCTCTCCACCCTATTCCCGGCCGGCGGCAAGAGTGCTTCGGCTACACAGAACGATGCCGACGAGAAGCCTTCTCGTGCGGCCTTCAAGACCGCCTAAAGGAGGACTAACACATGGCGATTGGCAAGGTTTCTCTCAACGGGATGGTGGATGAAGATTCCATCTTCACGTTCCTCTGCTCCAGCACGGTCGTAGCCGGTACGGACGAAGGCAAAGCGGTGTCGCAAGACACGTCAGCGGCCAACACCGTCAAACTCGCGGCCGACGGTGATCGGATCATGGGCTACATCGATAACATCGAAGTCCGTTCGGTCGAGGGCGTCACGATTGTGGGCGTCGTAACCAAGTTCATTCGCCGGCTCCCCATGAAGGCGAACGAGACCTTCACGGTCGGTGATACGGCGGTTGGCGGCGGCAGTGGCACTGTGAAAGTGCTGAAGACCGGCTCACCGGCGGCGTCGGCTCCCGATGCAAATCAAAATCGTGTGCTCGAAGTTCTGACGAGCGGCGATCCTGTTGTCATGCTGCAGTAATCGGAGTACCTGAAATGCAACTCGCCTCTCTCACTGATATCAAGAAGCGGAGTGTCGGCGATGTCGTCGCAGGCCTCCGTAGCGACTCGCCGAACGACTCGATCAATGCGGGTCTGAAGCTCTGCAGCGACGCGGCCCGGTTTGGCCTCGGGCTGAAGGACTATCTGACCCTCTCGATTAAGAGCGAGGGCGATCTCAATGGCTTCGAGCTTGCGCTTGCCGAGCTGCAGCTGCCGTTCCGCAGCGACTTCGCCAGCGGTGTGGTTCTCCAGGCAGCGTCCGAGACGTTCCAGACGTTCCCGGGCACGCGAGCGATTTTCCCGCCGGTGATCGATGAGATCCTCCGTTGGGCCAATCGTCAGGACCAGTTCGAGCGCATCGACACGATCGTCGGCAACAGCCGTCCGATGTCGGGCAACGAGCTGATCTCGACCGTCGTCAGCGACGACAGCGGTGAGCGCGACAGCTTCACTGTGGCGGAAGGTACGAACATTCCGGTGCAGTCGATCCGTGCGACGGAACAAGCTGTGAAGATGTTCAAGCATGGCTCCGCGATCCGCACTACCTACGAGTTCAGCCGTCGTGCATCGCTCGACATGCTGACCCCGTATGCCGCGCGTATCGCCCGCCAGCTCGAACTGTCGAAGGTTAGTCAGGCGACGAACCTGCTGGTGAACGGCGACGGCATCAACGCCGCCGCGCCGGTCGTGACCCAGACCAGCTTCAACGCTGCGACCGGTATCACGTCGACGGCGGGTGTGCTCGCTTGGCAGAACCTGCTCAACTGGCTCGTGTCGCGTGCGAAGATCGGCGTGCCGGTCGACACCGTGGTCGGTAATTGGGACGCGGCCTTCCAGTGGGGCATGCTGTTCTCGGTGAATACCACCAACGCGGCAGGTGTCACCCCGGCGGCGAACCTCCAGGCGGTCTCAAAAGAGATTGCCAATCTCCGCATCCCGTTCCCGCAGTTCGCGGTTGCGTCCGCGTCGCCGGCCAACAAACTGATTGGCCTCGTCAAAGGCGAGACGCTCGAAGAGCTGATCGAGAACGGCTCGCAGATCAGCGAGAACGAGCGGGCGATCCGCAACCAGACGATCGTCTACACGAAGACGGAGAACACCGGCTACCGCCTCGTCTACGGCGACACCCGGTCGATCTACAACTACGGCACCTAACTCTAGGCGTTCGTCACATCGAAGGAAAACCCCGTTCGCTTTGCGGGCGGGGTTTTCTCTTAAGAGGAAGTAATCATGGTTGAAAAAGTTCTTGTCGAAACCAAAGGCAACTTCATGCTGATGGACGTCATCACGGGTGCTGAGATCGAAGCGCACCGACCTTGTGTGGTCGTACGATCCTCGTTTATCGCTGCACGGAGCGCTATTGGTCAGATCAAAGTGCTGGCTGAACTGAAGGTGGAAGCAACCGACGCCGAGTTGGTGAAGTACATCAACGAGTCGGAGGGTGACATGGAGCTGGCGATCGAGAGCTTCAAGTCACAGTTCGAGCTGGGTAATAAACTCACGAGCAAAAAATCCAAGCCTGTGGAGTAATCCATGGACGTTTATGCTGGTGAAGACGCATCCCTGATCTTTCAGTTCAACGTCGACGACGAGCTGGTCACGCCGTCGACGGCGACCTATACCCTACGTGGTAATAGTGGGTCTGTGATTGCCGGGGATCAGAACATCGCGTCCTTGAGCACCCAAGCGGTGGTCGAAATCGCCGGCAGCAGCAACACAGCGGCTGATGGCTTGAGTTTCGAGAACCGGTTCGTAGACGTCAAGTTCGTTTACAATAACAATACTTACCGAACGAGGCAGAGCTATAGGGTCGTACCGTTCGTCAACATGACGACGGTGCCGGCCGACGTCCGGTTGGCTCTCGGTGTCCTCGACCATGAACTAGCCGACAGTGACATCGACCTCTACGACGCCTATCTCCGTGTCAAGGACCGCGTCAGTGTGCTTACCACTGCCCTCGCAGCCGGTAATCTGACCACCGTGAGTGCCAATAAGGCGATCGCCTACATGGCAGCGATGAACGTGCTGCCAGCGCTCATGCTACGTGTGGCCCAGTCGACTGGTGATGATACCCAGACCTTTGAGCGGCTGGCGAAGATTGACCTCCAGCAGCTCTCTCAAGACGTCACTGACGCCTATGAGGTCTACGTTTCTCAGATCGATCCAACTTTCGTAGGGGTCGATATCCCCATCATGACCGTCTCGACGCCGACTGACGCGATCACGGGGCAGTAACGTGAACCTCAACGACGTCGCCAAAAGTCACATGACCCGGTACCGGACGGACACGGGTCAGGCTTTCTTTGGTGAAATCACCAAGCTGACGCGCAGTCAGCCACCTGACAATTTTGATTCCCCCCGGCTCATTGTCCGTGTTGGCGTCAATTGTGCTGTCAATGCCGGGACGATCATGAAGACGATGCTCGGCCGCTACTATCTGCTCGGCCTAAACGACGATGAGGAAACCGGCCGACTGCAGACGAAGAGCTTCCGGCTTTTCGAAGTCCCGAACACCCTGACCTGGAAACGCAAGAGCACGGTTGTCGATGCTGTAACCAATCTTGAGAAGGGGACGACGGACCTCGATCTCGGCACGATCCGCTGTGCGCTCGAAAAGCCAACCACCATCCGTGAGGAGGGGATTGGCGTACGCGAAGAGACGTGGCGCCTGATCACTAACCAGGATGTCCGGATCAATGACGTCATCGACGGCAACAAGCGTGTCCGCTCGGTCTTCCAGCAGCTCGGGGTGGCTTTCGCGGAGCTGGAGTGATGAAAGTCACTTTTCGTAAGGTAGCAGTTCGCCACGCCCGACAAGCAGCACTGACCGCAGGCCTGTATCCTGATGTGAATTGGGAGCAGACGATCCTGTATGACGAGACCGGTTTGAAGATAGGCACGGTTGCCAATACGAGCCTCGAATTCGTACAACGCATCATAAGTCCGCAAGTAGACCAGATCATAGGAGATGTTCAGGTTGCAGCGGCGGGGATTGCGGATCAGCTGGTCGATAAATTCTTCAACATGATCGGCCACATGATGGGGGACGAAGGGACGCCACCTGAATTGTCCGAAATGGGGATTGCTTGGAAGGCACTCGATCCTCGTTACGCGGCGATGAAAAGGGGGACGGGATTCTTCGTGAACACAGGCAAGCTGCGTCGACAGTTCTATGCCCGCAGTGGCCTGAAGGTTTTTGGTAAGTCGGAGCTTCTGCCTATTGGCAAGTCGTCGCTAACACCAAATGGGTTGACAGTTGGTACCCGTGTGTATGGAGGTATCAAAATGAACTCGTTCGGTCTGAGGGTAATGCCAATTCTTGGTGCATTACCCTCGGGATCCAATTTCGCTGCACGGGAATCTCTTGTCTACGCCCTTGGTCTCTCGGACGAGGAACGTCGAAAGCTACAGGGTCGGGTGAATTACTTCCGCCCCTTAATCGGACCAGCATTAGCCTATTTCTTTCGAAAGCTTCTCCCGACTGAGATCGCGAAGGGCTTGCGGAAGAAGGGTTTCACGATCAATTCGGTGAGTTAAATGAGCGCACATCTTCTCTTCAAGACGTCTATCATCAAAGCATGTCAGAGTTGGATCAACGATCTGAAGACCGCTGGCACTATCAGCGATGCCAGCTATTTCAACTTCGACGCGCACTCACAGATCGACAAGCTGGCACAGACCGATCTCGTCGGTCATGTCAATCTGCACCATGTTAATGACGGCAAATTCTACTCGGTGGGTGTGTCGATCGTTGTCTCGACTTGGGAAGATCCAAATCTCTTCCGACACGATGCCATCATTGATTATGTCGCCGATCGACTGAAACCGACGATGCAAATTCCACTCATCGACCCAACCACCGGTGAGGTTAGCGGCTGGCTGGTGGCTGAAGACGGGACGTCAGTGATGCCGCTCCTGAAGACCGACACGCGGAGCCTTGGTCCGATTATGGTCAGTTTCCAAACGTCGAAGACGGCGTAACAGCCCCCATAGTTTGAAGGAGCTTGAGGTCGCTCTCGACAGTCTTGTCGATGGCGTTCTCAAGCATGACCTCAACCTGTTTCGTGAAAGAACGACGGCTTACGCCGGCCAGCTGCTCGATCTGATCCGAAAGGTACTCGGGGATGCGGATCGTTTTAGCAATCATTTTGACGGGCATTACTGGTTCATCCTGAGTAAAAAAGACTCATAGCACAGTATTCAATGCTTGAATTACATACAAGGAGAATTTCGGTAACTTCCGCCCAGGAGCGAATACATGGCCGGCGAAGCAAAAACTGCATCTTTTAACTTGTCGACGGCCACGGTCATGATCGGCCCGACCGATAAGCTTTGGGACCTTGATCCGAGCACGCACTCGATCGGTCTCGTCAAGAACTTCTCGGTCACTGCCGCGCCGACCTACACCGAGCTGAACCAGGGCGTGAAGAACGACCTCGTCTACTCGGTGCTGACCGACAATAAGGTCTCGGCCACCTGCGAGGTCTACGAATACACCTCGAAGAACCTCGCCTATGGCCTGGGCCTGGACGGCTCGACGCTCGACACGATCTCACTGAGCCACAACATCAGTGCCGACGTCGTTGGCAACGGTACGATTGCAACGGCGACGATCAATAGTGTGACCGATATCCACACCGACTTCATCGTCGGTAAGTCGCTGATGATCCAGGACATCGACAACAAGGATCAGGTCCACATCGCGAAGGTCGTTTCCTCGACCTATGCCACCACCGTTCTTACGGTTGTGTTCGACAAGCCGCTCCCGGACGGCGTCACCTACCACAGTGGGTCGCTTATCTCGCCGATCAATTCGATCAACGTCGGTGACAAGAGCGACCAGCCGTTCTTCGCGGCCAAGGTCGTTGGCGTGCTGCCGCAAGACAGCGAGCCCTGTGTCCTACTCATTCCGAAACTAAGAATAACAAAAGGATTCACGCTCGCGTTCAATAGCTCGCAGTTCGGTAACCTACCTTTTGAGATGACTCCGTATACCCCGGTCTCAACCGACGATAACTACAGCGAGTTCAAGGGTATGATGGCGAAGATTTACGATCGCACGTAAGTTGGTCGCGGCAGCTCTTCAACCGCGTGATTAGTGCCTGAGAGCGTAGCGCGACAACCAGCCCCGGAGCATTTTGGCTCCGGGGTTTTATTGTGTGTTAGAATTCAAAATATTGTTGAGTAATAGAAGCCTGATCTATTACTCATCAAGGATGTATTCCGCACGAGCTGAAGCAAAGGGAGCGGGGGAGAAGCATTACTTCACTGGAAGGCGCTGCAAACACGGCCATATAGCAAAGCGGTTTGCCTCAACTGGACAATGCACGGCTTGTCTAGATGGTTACTGTGCCATGTATCGTCAGGACCATGTTGAAGTCCTTCGTGATAAATGTTCCCGCTGGCGAAAATCAAATCCTGAGAAAAGCCGTCGAAGTAATATCCAATGGAAAATAGAACATCGCGAACGAAGTCGTTCAACCTCCATGGCGTGGAAGAAAGCCAACCCTGGAAAAGTTGTTGCACAGATTGCCCTACGGAAAGCCCGAAAGATCCAGGCAACACCTTCTTGGGCCGATTTGCAACTTATCTCGGACATTTACGATTTCGCAGCCTTTCGATCTCGTCGAGAGGGTATTAAATACCATGTTGATCATGTGCTACCACTAAAGGGCGAAAACGTCTGTGGCCTTCACATCGAGAACAACCTTGTGATCTTACCGGCGACTGAAAATATTAGAAAAAGCAATGGCTTAGATCCAATCCTCTTGGTCCATTTGGAACACGAACAAACGGCCCGGGCTAATCTAGCTATTGAACTGGATCGTCGGACAGCATTAGATACTGGGAGCGAACTTTCAGAGGAACCTCAATGCGCATAAGCATCCTCACCCTTTTCGGCTGTCTGGCGCTCGCGGCGCCGGCCGTTGCTGCCGAGCAGTGCGTTCTCCAGGCACCAACCAAAACCTGTGATAAGAGTTGCCAACGGCATGCATGGAATGATTGTCGGGATCGTGAGAGTGCCGAATTGCACGCTCAGTTGCAGGCTCAGATCCAGGCTTCCAACGACTTGATGGAGTCGATCGACAACGCCAACGCCCGACACGTCCAGCGCTGCTATCCAGACGGAGGGTGCTACCAAGTCCGCTAAGTAAAACTCCTTGCGAATACTAGAAACCCGACTGTAGAGTCGGGCTTCTTCATTTTGGCTCGGAGTAATTCATGTCGGAATCCCTTTCGGATCGGCTCACCGTCAAAGTTGGCGATGAAGATCGTCAATTGTTTATGTCGTTTGGTATCTTGAATGCCATCGCTTCGGCGCTGGGAAACAACATCGAGAACGTCGGTATGATCTCGGTCAATCCCGATCTACGCAACGGCGTCCTTGGAGCGCTCCTCTCAAAGCGAGACGAGAAGGGTGTCATCACCGAGGAGTTCAACTCGTTCGTCACTGAACTCTCGACCGAGGATGGTGAGAAAATCCTGGAGTGGGCAGGAGACCATGTGCTCGGTTTTTTTATCCGAGCGATGGAGACGCAAGCCCGTCTGGTGGAGAAGAACAAGGAGCGGGTCGCCAAGTTCGCCTCGACTGCCTCAGCAGCTGGTTCAAAGGCCTAAGCTTCGAAGAAGCTGTCTGCTGGTCGTTCGACGTCGTACCGAGCGATCTCTGGGTGCTCTTCTTCACGAGGAGCTACCGAGACTTAAAAACCAAAATAAAACTTAGAATTAGTTTTGAGCAAGTGAAGGTTTCCGCATCATTTCAGGTGCTCGCAGAGATTTTGTCTTCAGCTTTTGGGGGAAGTGAGAGTAAAACAGAGGCTGGACCAAGTAAAACGACTGACAATCACACGGCCTTCTACCCGAAGAACCGGGCCGAGGCCCGTGCCATGTTGGGTAGGGTGCTAAATGGCCGGTGAAAACGAGATCATCCTCAGTATTGAGGCACAGCAGGTAAACAGCACCACCTCCGGAATGACGAGGGGAATTGCTGACTTCGTCAAAGCCGGTAATACCGCTCAGCGAACGATCAATGACATCACCACCGCATATGATCGCCTTAATAAGGCCCTGGTAGCTCTTGGCGATGATAAGAACTCGAAGTTTATCAGCCAGATCAACCAAGCCCTGGCCGGTAACTTCAGCGAGGCCCAACTCAAACTAAGTGCCGTTAAAGGCCAGCTCAAGGAGCTGCAGACCCAAGCGTCTCAGGTGATCAGCTCGATCGCCAACGCGCAGAGCCGTGCCTATTCGAACATTGCTAAGGCGGTCCAGGAACAGCAAGTCCAGGCGTTCCAAAAGAACCAAAACTTTGCGTATGTCTTTGACCAAGACCCAAACAGTCTCAAGCTCCGCATCCAAGCTGAACAGCGTGCGATCAACGAATCTGTGGTTCAGGGTGGCGCACCATCTGCTGATGCTGTTGCACGACTGAAACGGATTGAGGATCAACTCAAGAAGGTCACAGCCGCTCGAGAGATGGACTTAGCTGTCCAGGAGAAGGGCAACGCTGCTTATCGTCTCACCCCGACGGTTGTGGGACCTTCACAGTCTCTTAGTCAAAGTCCAGAAAACCAACAGGCCCGAGCACAGTCCGCGAACGCTAATACGCTCGCTCGGTTCAACCTAAATGGTGGTGCCGACTTCATCAAAGTGCAAGGCACCATCCTCGCGAACTATGCCTTGATGAATGCCGCGTTCTCGACGCTGCGCAATAGTTTTAATTTCGTCGTCGACTATCAGACCGCCCTGAAGCAGTTGCAGGCGATCGTCGGCGCCACCGATGAAGAGGTTGCTGGCCTCTCACAGCGTTTCGTCGAGGTATCGAACAATTCGAAGTTCTCAGCTTCTGAGATTGCCCAGGCCGCAACGGTCATGGGGCAGGCGGGTCTGTCCTCTGACCAAATCAAGGACACGATCGCCGACGTCATCAAGCTTGCCACCGCGACTGGAACCGACCTGAAGACTGCGGTGGATCTCGCAACGACGGCAATGAACGTCTTCAATGTTCGATCCCAAGAGATGGGCAACTTTTCCAACATCGTGTCCGCATCGTTGAACGAGAGCAAGCTCGACGCTGAGAAGCTGTCGACCGCACTCCAATATGTGGGTAACGTGGCCGCTGACTCGGGTGTGTCGTTCAGCGAAGTTGCAACCGGTCTTGCTGCGATGTCAAACGCTGGTATCAAGTCGGGTTCGACGTTAGGCACTGGTCTTCGTCAAATCATCGAAGCGATGGTCAATCCTTCGACGAAGTTCAAGGAGACATTGGCATCGCTTGGTCTTACGATGTCGGATGTCGATATTCAATCGGAAGGTTTGTTTGGTGCGTTGCGAAATCTGCGAGACGCGGGTTTCACGGCAGCTGACGGTCTTCGCGATTTCGGCGTTCGCGGCGGCGGTGCAATCGCCTCTCTCATCAACGAGGCCGGTGATCTCACCACCTTGCAACACACGCTGGAAACGACCGGCGACGCGGCGAAGGCGAACGCCACGCAGATGGATACGGTTGAGGCTCAAGCAAAGCGGGTGGCGTCCGCTGCTGGTGCTCTGGCTGTGTCGGTTAGTGGTCCATTGCTCACGGCCCTTAAGGATGCCTTGAATGTTTTCGCCGATTTGCTTGGTGATCTGCAAGGCTTCAACGGTGTCCTAGGGGTCGTTACGACGACGATCGCGGGAGTTGCGGCTGTGGCCGTTGCCAAGTGGGTGGCAGGGCTCGCAGCCGGGCTTCTCGGCATCAAGAGCTTTGGCGCTGGTCTGACGTCGCTGACCACGGCTTTCTCTGAGGCAACGACGGTCGGTGAAGGCTTCATGGCCGTTGTGGGCACGCTTGGTAAAGCAAACATCTTCATCGCATTGGCATCAGCGGTGCTCGTTGTCGCGCAGAATTTCAACCTGTTCCAGAGCAATGCCGCTGCTCTCCAGGAACAGATGGATAAGTTGCAGACATCGTTCAACGAGACGAAAGGTCGGGTCGACAATTATCAGACGGCGATCACTGCGATTGGCGGCGAGATTGAGAACCTAACGAACCGTCATGATCGCCTTGCCAGTCACAGCGACGAGCTGGGCAACGTGATCGAGGACTTGAATAAGAAGTTTCGGGATCTTGGGTTCTACGTCGATGCGAGTAGCACAAGCGTCGACACCTTGATCTCGAAGATGGAGGGACTTCGTCAGGCCCAGCTCAACGAGATGGCGGTTGCAAACACGCAGCAACAGTCGTTGCTGAAGAGCCAGATCGATACTGCACAACAGCAGACGAACGGGCTTTTCGGCCCGAATGGAAACAACGCATTCCTAGGCCGAGCTGGTGTCTTCAAACAAGTAAACTATGCCCAGGTCAATGGGGTACCGGACGCCACCACGAACGCACTGCAAAGTGCTGCGGACCTCTTCAATGGACCGGCACCACAGACCGACCAGGAAATCAGCGCCTTCAACGCCAAACTGGCAGCGAAGACGAAAGAATTGACCGATCTCCAAGAGAAGCTTCGTGCCTCGTTGGGTGATGCTTCGACACAAGCCCGTAACGATATCACTGCCGTACTCACTGCGCTGAGTGACGCATCGAAGAAGATCAACGACAAGGTGGGGCTCGAAAGCAAATTGACGTCCATTGGTGGACAGGGCAATGCTATTACAGCTGCAACGTCACCTTTGGGTCAGGACCTACAGAAGCTCCGTGACAGTATCTCAACCCAACTCTCGGGTATTGAGGGCAAGTACAATGGCGCTGGTGGAAACGCTAATGAGCAAGCTCAGCGGCAGCATGCTGCCAACCTCGCACAGCTCTATCAGGATGCGTCCAACCAATACGCAGCAGTACTATCGTTCGTCGACGGGAAGACGCTGAGTGATCTTAAGAATGCTGGAGTCACTGGTGATGTCGACAAGACCCTAGCCGATATCAAACAACGGGCGCAGTCGTCCGGTATCGACGTCAACAAGCTTGATGAGATCCAGCTCAATGCTCAGAAGAAGGCTGTTGAGGCGCGGATCGCGCAGCTGAATAGTCAGGTCAACAACAAGACTCCGATCGACACGATCGAGGCGATCCCCGATCAACTTGACACTGCATACACCCAACTGGCGTTCATCCAGAAGCAGCTCAACGGTATCAAACAGAAGAACACTCCAGTCAATGGACCTAACGATTCGACCGTCCAAGCTGGTCTGGATGAAGTCCAAGCGATCATGGACCGCAACAAGCAAGATACGGATAAGGTGCATTCGTATCTCGACGAAGCGAATAAAGCTGTAGCGGAAGTCGGCGATCGTGTCGGTAACGATATGACCCGTCAGTTGAAGCAATTCAGTGCGGGTATCAAAGCGATCAACGACAACTTTAAGAATGCAAACGATGCGATCAAACAACCGCTAAAGGATCAGCAGGCGCTTGTTGCTGGGATGAAGCTTCAGTTCAACGGTAACGCCAACAAGTACAGCGACGTCCAGGTAACGCAGGAGAAGAATAAGCAGGAGGCTCTCCAGGCTGAGCAGGACTACGCCCTTCGGGACGAGCTGAACAAACAAATTGCGTTGATCACTCAGCAACAAGCGGCCATTGCTGAGACCATTGCGAAGCTTGAGGTGAGCAAGGTTTCTGATCGTGCTGCAGCGCTGGATACGAATTCCACTCAGGATGACCGCACCAGAGCGGATGCTCGGTTCAAGAAAGATCAAACGGATCAAACGAGTGCGCTCGGACAGCAGGCCACGCTACAGAAGCAACTCGCTGATCTTGATCAACAGCGTTCCGATCTCAATGAGAAGATCACCAATGAGTATGAGAGCCAGCTAGAGCCGCTGTCGATCAGCAAGGGCTTCATGGAGGCCTTGAACCAGTATGGTCAAGAAACCGGTAACCTGAAGACGCAGAACGCTAAGCTCATCGACAGCTTCAAAGGCCTGTTCAGCTCTATCCAGAGCAGCATGTCCACCTTCGTTCAGGACATCACGAGTGGTAACAAGTCTGTAGGTCAGTCCTTCAAGGATCTTGCCACATCAATTCTTCAATCGATGGCGAAGCTCGCAGCTGATCAGTTCGCGAGCCAACTATTCAAGCTTGGTATGAGTGCGCTGCTGAGTTTAGGCACGAGTAGTGCGGGACCCACAGGAGCCAGCAACGACGCCGGTGTTGGTGACTTCAGCGGCGGCGGGGTACAGACCGCACGTATGGGTGGTCAGGTTCTTCGACGCGCTGGTGGTGGCGGTATCCCGACCCGGGATAGTGTCAACGTCCTCGCCATGCCCGGTGAATTCATGGTTCAAAAGAGTGCTGTTGACGCCGTGGGCACGGACTTCATGGATAAGCTCAATTCGATCTCGCATGGTGGCAAAGTTCCGACGCTATCGAACCCGATGATGGCTGCGAACCAGAACCAGACTAAAGGCGAGCCGACTGTCATCAACGTCTGGATGATCCCACAAACTCAGGTGCCCGTGCCCGGTCCCAAAGATATCGTGGCTCATGTTGCTGATGACATGGCTAAGGGCGGTGTGACCAAGCGGCTCGTCAAGCAGATCGTGACAGGTGGCTAATGGATACTTTCTCTTTTCCTTTTCATCGCGTCTCGCACGAGTGGCCGCAGAACAGCACACAGGTCGCTTTCGGCGGTGGTTACCTTTGGGCGTCCGAACCGAACGCACCGGCGCAGCGCAAGTTCACTCTCAAGATGGGTGGCATGCAGTGGTTCGTTGATGATGAGGGGGCACCTGACAAAGATACAGCGCCGGATCGTAATCTTGGTTTGCTGGATGACTTCTATGCTGTGCATCAGTTGTGGCAGTCGTTCGTTTATCCACATCCGTACTATGGGAACATAACCGTCAAGTTCCAATCACCGTTGAAACTTCCCGACCCGATGGCAGGTGGTGGTGGTGTTGTCCCTGAATTCGATATCACGTTTATCGAGCAGCCATGAGCGATCCGATTGAACAAATCAACGACGCCCATCAGCTCGAAGCAAAAGGCCTCGTCATCCTCTACGAGATCTGGCTTCGTTCGGGGGCGAAGCTCTATCTCAAGAACAGCAACAACGTCACTTGGCAAGGGAAAAATTACGAAGGTACTGCGATCAATATCAGTGGCATCACCCGCAACACGGATGGCAGCGCCTCCCGGCCGCAGCTCCAGGTCGTGAACCCTGCGGGTGTCTTCAACCCTCTCATCCGGGACGGCGAATTGAACCGTGCGCAGGTCTACATGATCCAGGTGCTGAAGCAGCACATCGAGGCCGACATGGCGATCTATCGCAGGTGGGTGTGGACCATCACACGAGTGATGAGTTTGATCGCCGATAAGGGCATCAACTTTGAGCTGCGCACGCTTACCGATGGGTCGAACTTCGTCGTGCCGGCGAGACAGTACATCCCCCCGAAGTTTCCATTCGTGAGCCTCCAATGAAGTATCACCATCTTCTGGGTAAGCCGTTCCAGCACGGTGTCCAGGACTGCTTCACCCTGGTGCGGGATTTCTACTTCGACAACTATGGGATCGAGCTGACCAACTACGCCCGCCCAGACAACTGGTGGCACCAGGGGCTGTCTCTGTACCGGGATGCCATCACTCCGGAGGGTTTCGAGGTCCTCCCGAAGAACGTAAGGCTGCTGCGCCCTGGTGACGGCATCCTAATGGCAATCTTAGCGACTGAGCCAAACCACGCTGCGATCTATATCGGCAACGGCAAGATGATCCATCACCCGTTTGGGAAGCTCTCGACGATCGACGGCTTGGATGTCAGGTGGCAGACCAGGGTCACCAACTACCTGCGTCACACCAAGGTGCCACACGACCAGGGGGTCGAGAGATTTGACCTGCTCAACGACCCGCGCGTGAGAGGGGTGCTGAACTACCATGCAAGCCGCAAAGCTGGTTGATTACTACGCGAGTGAAGGTAAAGAGCGTGTTGGATTCATTATGACTGATGGGTCCATAATAGAGGTTGAGAATATCTCGCCTTCACCGTACGTTAGCGCCAGTGTTAATGAGGCCTTTTTAGTTGAGAACGAGGATCGATTACTAGCGTCGTGGCATACCCACCCGGGGGCTACCTCGCAGTTGTCGGCCGACGACTATCAAGCGTTCACAAACTGGCCGGATTTGAAGCACTACGTCGTTGGTAACGACGGTGTCTCGGAATATGTCGTTCGCGAAGGTCATGTCGTCTATGCGAATGAAGATCGTTCTTCACGGAGCCCTACGTAAGCTCCAGGAACAACCGGTCGAAATAGAAGCAAAGACGCCCCTTGAGGCGCTAAAGATTTACTTCACACAGGCGAAGCAGTTCCGTCGCCCCCCAGGCCAACGCCCGTGGCGGGTGAAGGTCGTCGGTTACACTGACGCGGCACTGGATCTCCCGGTCAATGACAATGAGCTTCACGTCGTGCCCGACTTCAACGTCGGCAAAGACGCAATGGGTTTTATTGAAATTGTCGTTGGTGCTGTCATCATCGCAGCCGCCATCATCATCAGCGGTGGTACGCTAACACCGCTGGCCTACATGTTCATTGGTCTCGGTGCCAGCTTGGCCCTCGGTGGCTTGATGCAGCTCATCAGCCCCGCACCGACTGCCACCAAGATCGGAGTGGACTCGAATGCTACTGGTGACCCAGCGGCGTCCAAGTACCTAGGCTCGCCGAAGAACACCGTTGCGATCGGCACTCGCATCTCGATCCTTGTCGGCCGGTACAAGGGAGCAGGTCAATATCTCTCCTTCGACATCGAGGCCGTCGATGTCGCAACGTAACTTAAAATTTGCAAAGGGACCAAGTGCACCTGCACCGCCGCCCGCGCCGACGCGCACACCTGACAACCTCCGGTCGGCGGACACTATTGAGGTCGTCCTCGGCATCTCCGAGGGACCGATCAAAGGACTGGTCACCGATGGTGGTGTGTTGCCGGCCTTCAGTTTTAAGGTCGGTGATACTCGTCTTGCGAACTCTGATGGGACGTCGAACTTCCCAGGATTTAGTCTGCAGGAGTACAAAGCGCAGGGTACGACACCCGATGTCATCTCGTTGGTGTTTGGTGGCAGCTCCAGTTCTCATTCAGTAGGTGTGACGCTCTCGAGTGGTGAGCCAGTCACGCGTACCAGTGTTCAGCAAAATATCGATTACCTTGATCTCCGACTGGTCATCCAGCAGCTCTACCTTAGCAACGACAAAGGCATCTTCAACAACACGATCGAATTCAAGGTCGAGTACAAGCCAACAAGTGCAGCTTCGTGGACGACGTTCCAAGCCCTCAATACTGTCACCACCACGATCCAACAACAGAACCCGGGGGCCACAAAAGGTTCATTTTTCGGCCTCCCTTTGAGTGCTCTCACGCAGCAGTGGAATGATCAGGCGCCAACGATCACGAGCCAAGTGGCCAGTACTTTTGTAATCAATGCCAAGACCACTTCACCCTACGTGAAGCAGCTTCGTGTTCCTGTCCCTCGTATTCCTGACACTTGGGATATCCGTGTCACAAAGCTCAGCCCGCAGAGTGATGGCGTCACGAACTTCTACGATATGAATTGGGAGAGCTTCCAGGAGATCGTTGCCCAAAATCTCCAGTTCGAAGACCTCGCGTGCGTCCGTCTTTATGGTCAGGCATCCGATCAGTTCAGTTCGCTGCCTGACTTCACTGGCATCTACGACGGCATCTACATGGACGTGCCGTCGAACTATGACGCGGTCGCTCGCACCTACACTGGTGTCTGGGACGGCACCTGGAAGAAAGACTGGACGAATAACAACGCCCTCTTCCTGAACGAGTTCGTCAACAACGCACGCTGGGGCTTGTCGTCAAACTTCCCAATCAGCATCGAGCCTGCTGACGTCTATGCTGCTGCACAGTGGTGTGATGTACAAGTTCCCGATGGTAAGGGTGGAACGCAGCCACGCTACACCTTCAATATGTTGATCACTGACCCACAGAGTGGTCAGGACTTCGCACGCTATATTGCCGGTACGTTCAATGGCTTCTTCTACGATAACCTAGATGGCACTGCTCGCCTGATCGTCGATAAAGACGACCCAGCCGTCCATATGTTCACGCCCGAGAATACGCTCTCTGACTTCGGCTTTCAGTATAGCTACACCGACACAACCACTCGCTATAACGATCTCTCGGTTGCGTTCTCAAACCCTGACCTCGATTACAACACTGACTATCGTCGGGTTTTCAATCAAGCTGACATCGATCTCAATGGTCGTATTCCACTGGACTTTGTAGCGGTCGGTTGCACCGATGCACATGAAGCAATTCGCCGTGCCCAATACAAATTGATCACGAGCCTCACCGAGGGTGAGATGGTGACGATCCGTACCGCTCGTCTAGGTGCCTACGTTCGTGAATGGGATGTCGCTTTGATGTGTGACCCCACGATGGGTTACTCAATGACTGGGCGGCTCAAGAGTTTGGATGACACCCGAACTGTTGTTACGCTGCGTGATCCGATCTTTTTCGAGGCTGGTGTCACCTATCCGCTTCGTGTGTGGTCGCCGGGTGAAGGCATTGTCACGCGGACCATCACAGCCGAGCCTGGATCACAGTTGACTTTCAGTGTCGACGAAGCGCTGCCCGACGACCTACCTCCCTTCGCCGAGTTCTCGATCGAACAGGACGGGGCAGGATTCGGTATCCCTAAGCCGTATCGAGTGCTGAGCGCCCAAGCTGTCGACAACACTCCCGACGTCTGGGAGATAAACTGCATCGAGATCAACCGCAATAAGTGGGATGATGCCGACAACGTCGAAGATCAAGGTGTCACTCAGTACTCGTTCGTCCCGAGCCCGCTGGTTATTCCAAGCCCTGATGATGTCCAGTTCTTCCCGAATTATGTGCGTGGAACGCAGGAGCTTCATCTCGATGTAAATACAACGCTCAACAAGAATACCTATCGTTTCTACAACGGGGAGTTCGACGTTTACAGCCGGGTGGCGGGCACGACCGGATGGTTTAAGTGGCCGTTGTTGAACGGCAACGTCATCGTCAATCATCCCGAGGGCAACTACGAGTTCATCGTCACACCTCACAATTATGTAGGTGGGGTGCAGGACGTCGACAAAGCGACGATCTGGCCATACACGGTCGCGTACACGCTCAACCCGAATGCACAGGTGGCGAACTTCACGATCGCTACCAGCCCCTCTGGTCTCGAGTTCAATTGGAACCCGACGAACTCTCCTGACAATGCCGGCTATGAGATTCGTCGCGGCTCCAACTGGTCGAATGCTGAGATCATTGTCACCGATCTCCAGTCGACACACTTCGTCCAGGCTAAGACACCGGCGGCGACCTACACATTCTTCATCGCAAATTTCTTCATCCTCGACGGCGTCAAATATTACTCAGTGCCAACATCGGCAACGATCACGCTGCCGTTCCCGTCGACGGTCAAAAACTTCATCGTCATCAGCAACAATAACCAGCTGGTGATGAACTGGGACCCAAACCCAGAAAACGACATTGACCATTATCAAATTCGTGAAGGCACGAATTGGGGTTCGGGTCGTACGGTTATCGATAATATCTACACGACACATGCCCAGACG